GGGGGCGGGCCCGCCGTCAGCCCCGGAGCGAGGCGAGCACCCACGCCGCGATGAACGGCACAGCGGCCGAGAAGCACATCCGCGCCAAGCCGTAGGCCCCCTGCGCGGTGCACATCCACCCCGCGGCGTCCATCACGACGGCCGAGGCGAGCAGCGCCCGGGGCATTCCTCTTCCTCCAGATCCTCCATGGGCACGCCCAGCGCCCTCGCGAGCCGCTTGGCCGCCCCGTACTTCGCGTCGGCTATCCCCCGGCGCTCCCAGTTCCGTACCGTCGTCTCGGTCACGCCCGCCTTCACCGCAAGCTTGAACTGCGAGAGTCCCGCCTTCTTGCGGAGCCGTCTGATCTCATTCATCTCCGTGTCCCCACGAACCCGTAAACTCCTTTGCGTTCATCCCTTTACGCAAAAGGAGGTGATTACATGTCAAAACCGAAGGTCAAACTCAATGAGAGAAACCTAGGCCGCATCTTCACCAGCGGAATCGAGCGCGTCATTGCAACCGAGGGCTACGAAGCCCGCTGCCAAGTCTGCAGCCGGAGCTTCACTCTCCGACCGGAATCGATGCGCTGCCCCCACTGTGGGACGGGCTACCGCACGCGATGAGCTCGTAGGTGAGCTCCACCTCGCCGAGATCCTCGAGGATCTCGGCGGCCGCCTGCAGGTGCTCCGAAGCCTCCCTCGCCTTCTCCGCGAGCTCCATGGCCTCGGGGCACCTGCCCTCCAATACGAACTCGCCCATCTTCTTGCCTCCCATCTCTTCCCCCATCCCTACGCGGCCTCGTCCGTGTTCCGTCCGCCCAAGCGGTCAAGCGAGACGTTATAAAAATCAGCAAGGCGCCAAGCGATTTCAAAAGTCGGCGCCGTGCGACCGTTCTCGTAGTTATAGATGCTCGTGGCATCCACTCCGACAGCGTCAGCGACCTCCTGTTGAGTGACGCGTTTACGTGCACGAAGTTCACGAAGACATGCGGACATCTCTTCCTTGCTAAACACCATTGGCAACTCCTTTCATCTTCGAGAACGAGAGGGCTGAGGTTGAGCACTGTCAACCTCAGCCGTAACATCTTCTATATAGAAGATGTTTTTGGCTCTCTGCCTAATTTCTGTATTCATTGTTACGGCTCTATGCCTAATTGTCAACAAAGATTTCAGTATTTGATTGAAAACTTTGGCGCTTTGTCTTAATTTCTTAGGTAATGATGGGAGGAGGCCCAATGACAGAAGACACTCTTAGGAAACGAATCGGCAAGAACATACAGTTGCTCAGGAAGTCCGCCGGCTTCAAAAGCGCCGCAGCATTTGCGGAATTTGCTGGATTTGAGACAAGCCGCTACACGGAATACGAGCAAGGCCGCCGCAGCATGGCATTTGATGCGGCTTGGAGAATTGCTGACGCTCTCGAATGCTCGCTAGACACTTTAGGTGGCAGGGACTGGTCACCAATGGAGACCCAGCAAAACCAGACGCCAGAAGAGGGCGAGCTGATCACCTGCTACCGACAGAGCACCGAGAAGAGGCGCTCAAAGATCCTGGAGACGGCACGCGACCAGGCCGAGCTGTCCCAAAATCAAGCTGCAGCGCCTGAAGGCGAAAGGCTGGAAGCGAATCAAGTAAGGTCCGCGTAGCAAGGGTCAGGAGGTACCCATGGGCCTTTTCAGCTCATTAGTTAAAGCGATTTTTACGAGCAATGGAGCGTCGACAAGTGCGTGCGCTCCTTCCACGGAAGGCGTGTCCGACTCTGCCGCCATGTCCGCACGAAATGGCAGACACCCCGCCGCGCGCGTCATAGACATCGACGGCGATACTGAGAAAGTCATTTACACGTATCTCGGCGCCGTGTTTAAAGGGGTCAAAAAAGGAGCGGTGTTTTACGTGGCCCCGCTCGGATTTGACACGGTTATTCACAGCAAGTCGACCGGGACGACCACTGATAGCGGCGCATTTGGGGACACGCCTCTTGCCTATAAAGGTCGCACATTTGGGCTCACGCCGTCATGCCTAGGCTTTCTCAAGGAAATGGTCGCAGCCGGATTTAAGGTTCAGGTCAAAGTTAAGAAGATCGGAATGTACTCCGCGGGGATTCCCGAACTTGTCACCATGACCGCGGACCCGCGACTCCTGAAGCAGTGGTGGGAAAGACAAAAAATAACAACCGAGCCCGTTCCCTTCTCAGAAGAGAACGAACTACATATAAAGGAGGAACGATACAGAGCGAGAATTTCAGAAATCAGGCAAAACCGAACCGGAATCGAGCTCAATGAGACCTCAAGCGAAGTGTGGATAAACGTTACGGAACACAATTGGATTGCCGGAACACCACCAATAGGAGATCTCCGCTTTACACCGAGCTTCGAGATAATCCCGACACCAAAGGGTTCATCCGCAAAGCCCCATATTAGGATCTTGGCGGGAAAGGAGCCGCTCGTAGAAATAAACGCGAGCAACCTTAAGGTATACAAGCAACTTACCGAATACAAAGAAAGGCAATGCCGCGCCTGCTATATGTATGACTACTTTCAAGACAACAGCAACGCAACGAAGCTATATCTCGTGTTTGACTAGACGAGAAAGACGAGAGACCGGTAGCAGGCATCCTCTCCATCGGAGGGAAGATCGCGGGCTTCCTCTAGACGCCCATGTACCCGATGAGGACCCATTGCCCGGTCTGCGGGCACCTCACGGCGCGCACGTCGTACTCGGACGCCAGGGAGTACGCGCACGGCCTGAGCGTCGCAAACGGGACGGGGCCCGCGGTGTCGTCCTTCACGCCCAGGGCGATGACCTTCACGGTGTCCCCGCGCTCCTGCGACACGGGTTCGTACCCCAAGCTCAACGGGATGCCCGTGAGCCCGTCGTAGATCATCGTGTCGGGGGAATCGTCCTCGTACGTGTATGCGCCGACGCTATAGCGATCCATGGGTACCTCCAGGAGCGTGAATGGTGTTCATCACGATTATGACCCGCGGCGCGGCTAGGTTTTTTCGATTTTTTCTAAAAAACCCAAGCTGGCACCTCAGCTGTCAAAGATTTTTTGACAGCTCCAGACATAAAGAAACCACGTGCGGCAATCTTGGCGGATCCGTGTGGTCAATTTTAAAACTATAAATACTTGATAATTTACTTGATTGCTAACTATCAACTGTTTATAATTAAATTGTCGAAAGGAGGAGAGATGCCCAAGGAGCAGGAGCCCGCGCAGGTGCTCAAGCGGTTCAAGAAGGAGGGTTGGACGCTCTACACCGGCAAGGGCAGCCACGTGGTCGCGCGAAAGGAAGGAATCCAGATCAGCGTGCCCACCTCCAAGAAGGAGATACCGATAGGGACGTACCGAAAAATAGCTAAGACGGCGGGGTGGCTCTAGCCCCGCCCCCTTGGGGGTCGAAAGATATGAAGACATACGTTTACCAGGCGGTGCTCACACCCGACGAGAACGGCGGCTACGACGTGGAGTTTCCCTCACTGCCGGGATGCTTCACCTGCGGCGACACGATTGCCGAGGCCGCCGAGCAGTCCGTGGACGCGGCGAGCACCTACGTGGCCGCGCTCGTGAAGGACGGTCTTGCCGTGCCCGAGCCCGAGTTCATCGAGCCCGCAGACGGCGGGCTCTCCATGATGGTCGCCTTCTCCACGGACGAGGGGTACATCGTGGAGGGCGAGACGGTCTCGGCGGCCGAAGCCGCGCGCAGGCTCTCCGTCTCCCCCGGCAGGATCACCCACATGCTCGACTCGGGGATCCTTACGGGCTACCGCAAGGGCCGCCGTACCTACGTGACCGTGGAGAGCATAGCGGCGCGTCTGACCGACACGCCCCGCTCGGGCAGGCCCAAGCGCCGCGCAGTCGCGTAGCCGGCCTCAACGCAAACAAAAAAGCCCCGCGCGGCAATCTTGGCGGATCCGCACGGGGCATATGCCCTCCGGCAAAAGGGAAAGGCAGGACCATTATATGTCAGCCAACGATACTTCAAGGTCAAAACTCGGCTCCAAGCGCGAGGTCGCGCCCGGCAAGTGGGTGATCCGCGTGCAGGCGGGCTTCCGCGCGGACGGCCACGTGCGCCGCGTGTCGCGCACCGTATACGGCACCGAGACCGAGGCCGATATCGCCATCGCCCAGCTCGCGCAGGAGCTAGGTGTGTCCCAGGCGGCGCACGCGGGCGTGACGCTCGACATGTACTACTGGGGAGTTTTCCGCGACTCCCCCAGCAACCGCGGCAAGCCGCGCTCCCGCGCGAGCCTGCGCGAGTACGACGGGCAGATGTGCAACTACATCTCCCCCGTCCTGGGGAGCATCGACATCTCCGAGATAACCCACGACATGATGCGAAGCTGCATCGAGCGCTCGGGTGCGCCGGCAAAGACCAAGACCACGCTTCGCGCCGTCATGCGCCGTGCCTTCGATGACGGATGGGTGACGGCGGAGCCCTTCCGCCGGCGCGTCATCGCGCCCAAAGCGAAGCAGGCGCCCGTGGAGCCGTGGAGCATCCCCGAGGCCGCAGAGGCGCTGCGCAGGCTCGCCGCCAGCGACGACCGCGCGGACCTGGTCATGAACGCCTACTTGATTCTGGGCCTGAGCGGCCTGCGCAAGGAGGAGGCGCTGGCGGTGCGCCCGTGCGACCTCAAGGTCACCACGACCTACGACTTCGCCACGGGCCAGCCGACCGTCTCGGAGTACATCGAGGTCTGTCGAGCGTACACGGACGAGGACGGCGTGAAGGAGACCAAGAACGCCCATTCCGTGCGCACCGTGCCGGTTTTATTGGCAGGCCGCGAGCGCCTGCACCAGATCATGGACGAGCTGCGCCCGAGCATAACCGTCGAGGGCGGCACTTCGGTTACGGAGCAGGTGCGGGAGTGGAGCGAACAGCGCATCGTGAACATGCGCGGCGATAACCTCGTGCGCGCGTGGCGGCGCATGTGCGTGCGCCATGACCTGCGGTATATCCCTCCCAAGGCCCTGCGCCACACGTCCGAGACCATCATGGCGGCGACCGAGGTCGACCCGCTGAGCATCATGGACCTGCACGGACATACGGACCTGGGGACAGATTACCGCCATTACATCAAACCGGGCCTCGCGGAGCGCGAGAAGGCCGCCAGGCAGGTCGGGCGCGCCCTGCAGATCGTCGAGGGCGGCGGCGCGGACGGCGGTTTTAATGGCACCGGTCTGGGTGCCGAAACGCTCTAAATTGCATTTTCTAGGTCCACTACCTGCAAAATGCATAAAACGCCCCCTGCCGCGCATAAACGGCAGGGGGCGTAAAACACGAACGGTAACGGACGGTTATGATTTGGCTTCTCGGCAAACAAAAAAGGTCAGCGCCGAAGCGCTGACCTGTGCGTTCTTTGGTGGGCCGTCAGGGGGTCGAACCCTGGACCTTGGGATTAAGAGTCTTGAACGTGATGTTATGGCGTGCCTTGTAGCAGCAAAATCGCAGGTAGTTATGTTTCCACACGCTCTCACCGCACTGAAACTGCATTGCAGAACGGATATTGACGGATATCCGGCAATGCATAAAGCCCCTCCCCGGCAGTTGCCGGGGAGGGGCTGCATCTATCAATTTCTAGAGTCTTTTTGGCTGCCGACGCGCACGATTGCCCATCCGAGAAGACCGGTCAGCAGTCCTGCAGCAGCGCCGACAATAAAACAGATATCAAATGGATTCATATGCACACCTATCGATAGAGTTGCTTGACGAGCGCTTGGCCAATGGCGACGTTGGTATCGCGGCCCTGGTATCCGTCCGCACCCGATGATCCGCACGAGATACCTTGAGCGATGAGCCACTGCTGGTGTTTGAAGACCGTTCCCGAACCCATCTGTCGCGCCTGAACACCGCCGACCACGGGATAGACTTTGCATCCGACCTTGTCCTGCAGGGCGCGGACGGCATTCGAGCCAACCCCGCCCTTGACGTACTCGATTACGCCGCGGTCGCATGCCCAAAGGTATCGCTCATTCGCCGGCCATTGACAGGAGATCACGCCATCGGCAGTCGTGCCGAGCTGGCGTTGCAGCTCCTTGGCCATCTTCGGGCCGAAATATCGCGTGTCTCCGAGGCTCGGGACCGTATTGTCCGCGACTTCGGTATTGGACCCGTTTAGCGTCTTTCCGTCGCCAAGCCAGTAGAGCGTGCCGTCCCATGGGTAGCTGTAGTACGCCTTGATGTTGGACTCGCGCCCGGTCTGGTCGCCCTTGGTGCCGGTGACGGTCCCCTTTTCAGAAATGGAGAATTGAGCCAAGAGGTCGCCGCGAGCTGATCCATAGGGAGAGACGCACACGGCGGTGTGGCACTTCTCGTTGAGGTAGATGTCTCCACGCTGGGCGGACTTGACGCCCATCTTACGCCAGCCGAATAGGCCCGTCTTGAGCAGCTGCTCCCGCATGTTTCCGGTATACGAGGCTCCGAAGGTATTGACGCCGACCGCGCGGAGGGCGGTCACTACGGCCGAGGAACAGTCGCGATCGCCACCGGCAATAGTGACGGTGGTGCCGTCGGACAGACAAATCGTCTCGGTCGTTCCGTCCCCCATGCGGTTGGCCTGCGAGTATCCGTGACCGCCGCCCCCATCATGGGAGACGAGGTGTTCCATGACCTGCGCGAAGGCCTCGCGCTGTGTGATGGACATGGCCTACTCAACCGCCTTGGCGTCATATGCGGCATGGGGCTCGCTGTACGACATGGCACGCTTCGAGTCCGACGCGCCCTTGGTGGTCGGATCGACGATCACGCCGAAGCCGGCGAGAACGGTCAGGATAATTCCGACGAGCTGGATGAGCGACCCCTGGGAGATAGGCGCCACGACTCCGAGGATTCCGAGCACCTGATAGGCTGCGCTGATTACGGTGGCGGCCAATGCCGCGAGCGTCTGCTTATTCTTGAAGCGAAGGGCCCAGTTGATTTTCATTTTTCAGCTCCTAATCTGACCCGCCGATACCGTGATGCAGGTCGTAATTCTTCTCGACGCGGTCGAGCCGGTTGAACAAGGTGATGACCTGTTGCTCGACTTTCGTGAGGCGCTCGCCGTGGTCGTCGAGCTTGCGGTTGATCTCCTTGACGCCGTCCTTGATCTCGCTCGTGTCGCCGCAAAGGCTGTCGAGCTTGTCTTCGGTCCGCTGCTCCTTGGCAGACGATGTTTTGGATACGGAGACGCGCCCGATGAAGAACGTGACAATCACAACGGCGGCCGAGAGGACCGACGTTGCCTCCCCGATGCTCAGCGCCGGCACCCTAAGCCTCCTCCGCGTACTCTTCTCCGACGATCTCCTCATATTCGTCGCATGTGATCCACTTGCAGGCCACGGCTCGATGCACCATGGCCTTGGTCCAGAGGCCGCGCTCGTAGTAGCGCCTCACCTTGTCATAGTTCTTCGAGTGCGCCGCCGTGGTTGCAGCCTTGACGCGTCCCGCCATTACTGTTCACCCCCAACCGTCATCATCAGGTAGTCGATGTTTGCCGTGTTGGTCTCGGTTTGGCTGGGCTCGGCGACCTTCTCGCGCATCTGCTCAAGCAGCTTGTCCACGTCCGGGGCCTCACCCTTTCCGTAGGCGGCGACGGCCGCGGTGTAGGCGAGCTTTCGCGCCTTCCGCTCAACGTACTCGTCATCGTCGATAACGCCCGCGTCGTGCGCCGCGTCGGGGTCGCCAATCTGCGACAGCAGATCGCGCAGGGCGTTGACCTCGGCCATGGTGCCGTCTTGAAGCTCGTTGGGGCGCGGCATGTCTTCCTCAGTGTCCATGCGGACTCCTTTCTTGTCGGGGAATGTGTCGCCATCGTATTAGCGCCGTGAGATTGCCGGGCCGCTTTGATGGGCGCAAAGAAAGAAGGCGCGCCGCAGCACGCCTTCGATGCTTCTATTATTTCGCAGCCGCTTCGCTTAGGCCGCTGCTTTGAGTTGCCGGTTCTCCACTATTGCGAGGGCTTGCTTCCGCTTGAATCGTCCCTCGGGTTGGCCTGCATTGAGCACCCCCCCCCTCCCGCGCGAGATTTTCGAACAGGCTGCGGTACAGCGCGTCCATGGCCAAAACGCTGCGGTGCGCGTCCAGCTGCTTCATGCCGCCGCGCCAGCTCTGGTAGCTCTGCTCCACCTGCTCGGGGGTCATGACGCCATCGGCGACCATGCGGGCCATCTTCTTGAGCTTGCGGCGCTCCCGCGTTATGGAGTCTCGGCACGGCTTCACGACTATGCGGCCCGTCTCCGTGTAGAAGATGCGCTTCTTCAGCCACGTGAAGCCGCGCGTGAGCTTCACCACGCGGGTCTTGCGCGGGTTCAGCTCTATACCCAGCTCGGCGCACTTGCGCCCTATCAGCAGCAGGCACACCTGGAGGTATTCCTTGCTCTCGTGGATCAGGTAGAAGTCGTCCA